GCGGAGCAATTATATATCAGAGAACAGATATTGGCTCAGCTTAACTTGGTAATTAACTTAGAGTTCGATGCAAGCCTGCAGCAAGGTGCTTTAAGCTCTGATACTAAGAATCAACAAGAGGCTATACAGCCATCTGATACTACTGCTAATATAGCAGGAGCAACATGAAAGCAAAACAAATACAACATAGGCCCACGATTGAGACTGTAATCAATATGGCAGCGATGTCTTTGACAGCGTTTGGAGTTGCACAGGTAACTATAAACGCAAACCCTAATGGCTATGTGGCCATTGTGGTTGCTGTAGGATTGGAGTTTTTCAAGTATTGGGGAAGAAAGAGAACATACTGGTAAAATGTCACACGGTGCACCAACAAGGAAAAGGAAGCAGAATCCTAAAGAGCGAGCTGCAAGACAGAAAGCTAATGTAAGGGAGGCAGACCTAGCTAGGAAAGGTATAGATCTGGATGCTTTGAAGCGAAGGAAGAGGACAGATATAGCCGATGAAGCTCTTGCTGAACCTGAGCAACAAGAACCTAGGCCTTTTGAAGTTCCAGAGAGCATAACACAGCCATTAGTCCCTGTAGATCTTGGTGCAGTTGCCCAGGAAAGAATAGATCAGGGTCCACAGACTACTGAAGAACCAGGCACAGCAGGAGGAGCCAGGGCTGTTGGTGCAGAGGATCTATTAGCTCTCAGTCCTGCTGGTATAGCAAGGACAGGAGCAAGAAAAGCAGTTCCTAAACTAATAGGAACACAAAAAGAAAGAGCTGCTACAGTTGCTAAAGATCTAGCTGCTGCTGCTAAACAGCCATTGACTAAAGTACAGAAAGCTGCTCTTGTAGGTAAGGAGGAAATTAAAGAGGTTTTAACAGATATTCTTAGAGGACTTTATAAGAACAATCCTAAGTCAAGAACATTGACTAAAGCATACTTTGCTAAAGTGGGAATAACCTCAGGAGTAGGATTACTTGTTGGTGCTATAGGAACATATCCTTTTGCCGAGATGTTAAAGTAATGGCCAGAGAAGTTTTCGTCGCTCTCCGGAATTGACAAATGCTCAAATGGCTATATATTACTGGGAAAGCCCTCATCGCCAAATAACAGAAGATTTTGAAGCTTATGTTATTAAAGTGACGGATGGGGATACCATACGTGTTGTCTGGGGAGAGAGAGATTTCGATTTCCCCATCCGTTTGAGTGACATACAAGCCCCTGAGAGAGGTGAAACAGGTTGGGAGGCCCCAAGGGATCATTTAATCACACATATTTTCAAAAAAAAGGTGCTTATCCAAATAGATCCAGGTAATCGTGTGTCTCGATGGGGTAGGATTCTTGGCAGGATCATAGCTAATGGCATTGATATCAATGAAGACATGGTCCAGCGTGGGATTGTGAAACGCTGGGAAGATCGTGATGTGGGTGAACTCCTTCCTCTGGAGGCGTTCTTAGAATGACGATCAGCAGAACATTCAGAACAGGTGCACCTGGACAGATCATAAACTATGATTTCTTTGACTTAGCATCAGGAAGAATCATCCAGAAGTTTTATTTCACATCTGTCCAGGATGACACAACTACAAACTACCTCCTAACAGATCAGGTCGTATATGCAGACAGGCCATTCACAAAAGTTGCAGGAGATGATAGCACCACCTTCACTCTGCAGCAGGATATTGATTTTGATATTCTTTTCAAGTTTCCAAAGATTGTAGATGGCACAGTAATAATCTCTATGGATATAGGATCTGATGTAGACGGTTCTGCTGGGAACACTGAAACATATTGTATCTTTAAGTTAAGGCATTGGGATGGTTCAACAGAAACAGAGATCGCTAGTTCACAATCAAGGACACTCACAAATACTGCTGGTGTAGACAATCAAATAGTTGCTGTCGAGATCTCTGTAACAAACAGTCTGATTGAAGGGGGAAACACCTTAAGATGTACTGTCGAACAATGGGGCAGGCATACTTCAGGCAGTGGGACTCCTAATTTTGCTATCACTCATGATCCAAAGAACAGGGACTCTTCTGATACTATCTTTCCTGATGGACAGGTAACAGAAGCATGGATATTCATTCCACTAAAACCAACCATATAAAATGCCACTAACAGAAATAGACCTGGTAACGACCACAGACCTCACTAACGCGATTAACGATTATAGTGTAGCCGCTATGGTAACAGACGGAGTCACTGCTGATGGTGATACGTTCCATATCAACAAGGAATTTCCGCAGTACATGGGATATTACAAGAAGATACCCGAACTCAGGGCAGCTATAGATGCCAAAGGTTTCTGGACTGTTGGCAAGGGCTTCATGGCAGATGAGGAAACTACAATGCTCTTAGATACTATCAGGGGTTTTGGCAAAGACACATTCAATACACTTCTTAACAACATGATTAGAACTTACTATATAGGAGGTGATTGTTTTATCTTAATTATTAGAGATGATGAAGGAAATCTCATCAATCTCAAGCCCCTGGATCCTGCAGTCATGGCAACATGGATCAATAATAAAGGAATGATAATTCGATATGAACAGATCTCCAAGATTAAAGAAGACCCTAAAGTATACGAGACTGAAGAGATTCTTCACATGATGAGAAATCGGATAGCAGATGAGATCCATGGAATTTCTGTCATACAGGCAGCAGAGTTTAACATCCTGGCAAGGAATGAGGCTGCTGATATAGCTAAAGTAATTGTGCAAAGGTTTGCTAAACCTTTAAGAATTTGGGAAGCAGACACAAACAAAAAGTCCAAGATAGATACTCTTGTTAAAACATTAGATAAGATCACAACCAAAACAGAGAATGTTGTTATCCCAAAGGGAAGTGTTGCTCTTGCTGATGCAGGAGGAATACCACCTGCCTCAACACTTAACCTGGGCCCATATATAGAGCAGTTAAATGATTACTTCTTCCAGATTGTAGGCACTCCTGCTATCATCCTTGGTCTATCAAAAAGCTTTACAGATGCTTCAGGTAAGATAGTCTATCTCTCATTTGAACAGAACATAAAGGCGGAGCAATTATATATCAGAGAACAGATATTGGCTCAGCTTAACTTGGTAATTAACTTAGAGTTCGATGCAAGCCTGCAGCAAGGTGCTTTAAGCTCTGATACTAAGAATCAACAAGAGGCTATACAGCCATCTGATACTACT